AGAGCGACATTATCAAAGTTAAGTTGATGCCTGTCAAATGTAGCGAGTTCATATTCCTCCGTCATAGATAAACAATTTGTCGGGCAGTATTCAACGCAATTACCGCAAAAGATACATGCTCCAAAATCAATAGAATAGTTACGAAGTTCCTTTTTCTTCGTTTGTTTATTCATCACCCAGTCTACCACAGGTAGATTGATTGGGCAAACCCTCACACATACTTCACAAGCGATGCATTTATCAAACTCGTAATGTATGCGTCCACGATACCTTTCAGATGGTATCAATTTCTCATAAGGATATTGGACAGTAACAGGTCTTCTACCCATATGGGAAAGGGTAACAGATAAACCCTGCAACATATATTTAGCAGCGTCTTTAATCTCAGTAAGATATGTTAGTGCTCGTTTAATCATTAGGAAAGAAATGATCCCATCTCAGTATATAGTATATCATAATTGACACTAAGATCAATAGTATAATAACCATATTTACTATTGACCAAACAATCATTACCTCTTTAATCTTTTTTTGACTTCAAATGTCATTTGTTTTGTTAATTCTGAATCAAGATATATTAAATGTTCTTTTAACTGTTCTTCATCTTCATTTTCTTCTATCAAATCGTACAGATGATCAATGTGCTCTAGGGCATACATTAATTTAGTTTGTTTATTCATCTTCATAAATTAATCTCTTTGTCTCCAATCATCAGATCTCTCCTCATGAAACCAATCTACCACATCTTCTGGATTTTGGAAACCCCTAATATGTTGACTTGAATCAGGGTCTCCGATATTCAAGTTATTCAGAAAAGAATCATTAGGATTTATATTCATTCTTCTTGCTGCCCTCAACATACCTCTTGCACTTGTATTTGCCTTTGCTAATTTCTGTGCCCATATCATATCGTCAATTCCGACTTCAGTTCCTGCTGCGATTGCTTTGCAGATGGCCTCCAATCGAAGGCGATATTGAGTTGATAACATAAACTAATGACTACTATTAGTATTATCTATGTATTCAAAAATTTGACATAATTATTGTCAATAAAACCACAATTATACTTGCTATCCATGCTCCAAATATAAAATAAAACAAAGCATTAGGAACATATGACATTAGACCAATATTAGGTTTCATTCTTTTTACTTTATTATTTTTTAATATTTATTATTAAATTTAAAGAGAACCTAAAAATATGAGACCAAATGAAATAAATACCATGGTTCCCATACTAATTACAGTGTAGTAAAACCATTTGGGTATTGTATTCATACAACATAAGCATAATTTATTGAAAAGAGAACTGCGATAGCAATTGTTCCAAAAATTATTGATGCTGATTTAATTGGTAAATCTTTCATTACTCCTCCTTCTTAATAGAATCCAAAGAAAAAGGATGTTCGTGTAGATACGGAACATCCTCTCTTGCAAATTTTGCGGCTTCGAATGCATCTTCTGCATACTCACCTATTTCATGATATTGATTTTTTTGGTCGTGCCAACCTAGTGTGTAATGGGACATGATAGTTTCAACTCCAGTACAATAATATTTATTATAACAGAGTAGGTAAAAATACGCATTTATGTGTGGACTTCCACACCTAGATGATTATAGCAATAATAAACCCAAGCAATACTCCCTCACCAAAAGATAACCAGAGTAATTTATAATCAGTTAGATTCAACCACTTTCTAACTTTTCGAATAATCTTTTTATGCCACATTGCAATATCATCTAATATTTTCTCAATGTGCCAGAAAATACTTCTTTTCTTTTTTGTGTAAGTCATAAATTAATAAATTAACAATTTTTATTCAAACCTTTAGCCATGTTACCAGCAATATCAGAACCCTGATTGCCACCAAACATTGCTACCCAACCAGATGCAACCCAACCAACAAAGGGAATATTGGCAAGAGTAGGAGCAGCAGAAGCACCAATACTTGTCCCAACAATTCTGCCTGTACCCTCTGCGGAACCGATTGCTTTGATACAGGCTTCACTTTTTCGATATTCTGATATCTCCCTTGTTTGATCATCAGTTAAACCAGGTGTTTGATCTAACCATGAACGATGATTAGAAACTGGACCTCCTTGATTAGTCGCACCATCCATTACATATTCTTCTGTAATTTTTGTTGTATTATTACTTAAACCTAAGAACCCTGCTTTTTGTTTAATATCTTTCGTTATAAACATTGTTTTAGGATCATTTGCATTATAACTGATCCTATATCCTTCCTTATCAGCAGATACAATATATGAAGTGTATGGACCTACGGGTGGACTAATAATTGGAAAATCACTCTTACGACTAACCATACCGATCAATCCTATATGCGATATTCCTATAAGTCCACCCAATCCAAGGGCAAACCATTTTTTCATCATAATAAAACCTCCTTTACTTTTTAGGTGGAGTAGCATTTGGAACAAGTTGTACTGGTGCTTGCTCAATTCTTATTGTCTGAGCAGGTGCTGTCTGTGATGCTGCTGCGATCAACTTCTCCATATCACCCTTACTTACACCACCATTTGATCCATTAACTGCACCTTTTTTAGTCGTCTGGACACCAAATGTAGCTAGGACCCCTGTGAAGACCGAAGCTATGAAAGTTGGATCGAGATCTTGTTTTGGCATTTTAAATGCCTCTGGTAGATCAACATATGCTAATGTTAAGATCGCACCACTCCATACCAAAATACCCAAACGCACAAAAGTTGACAGAATCATCATCTGTTCTTCTTTATCTTCTGCTGCGTCTTTTAGTTTTCCAATAATACCTTTTGGTTTTTCCTCGGATTTTGGTTTGTCTTCTGGTTTTTTATCAACCATATTTTGATACTATAACGTACTCCTATTTAGCAAAATAAGTTTTATAGTATTTGATAAGTCCAGAAGTGGTTTTAAACTTACTTACCCATTCATCGGCACATTCATAAATGGCACGATTATCGTCAAAATTTTTAAGTAAAATACTTAAAGTTTCTTTTCTTAATTTAAGTTCTTTATCATTCATCAAATTTACTTCCTTCACCAAAATATTCTAAAGATATTACTTCTTGATCTTTATGATTATCATACAACCATTCATGAAATTCTTCTCTTATCGCATTACCATTTATAACATCTTTGTAATCACCATGATTACATAACTCAGCGATTCGAAGCAAAGACCAATCATATGTGTCACTTACCGAATCTTTCAAAGTTGCCATAATCTTTACGCATGTAACGTCCTAATATGTTACTATTATAATATGCAGGTTCTCCATTGTCAAGTGCCTCCATCAATACATTATGCAAAAATAATTGTTTCGTCTCCTCGTAATTTACTTTTCCTAGAGTTGTATGAAGGCTAATTATTTCTCTTCTAAAATTTTCTTTTCCTATAGATTTAATATCTTTTTTAAGTTCATCAGAACTACCGTAATATTTTTTCCAATCTGACTCACTGGTAACTCTGCGTTTTCCTCCTTTAGGTTTTCTTTTCTGCATGAAGTATTTTCTTCCGATATATTCTTTCCCATTAGTAGTATTGATGATGCGATAGACAAACCCATAGTAATCACCAATATCATCGGAAGTAAAAGGACGATCCTCATATATCCAAGGATTTTCATAATCAACTGCCATGCAGATTCTTATATTATTCTTTATTATATATTCTCAGAATAATCAATGATGTCCTGTAGTTTGAATAAAGATATAAATTCAATTTCGTTATTATCCCATACCTTATGATTTTCTTGACGATCAACAATTGCAACAACACGATTTACAATATAACCTGCATTTCGTAAAACATTTACTGCCTTAATCGCACTACTACCAGTTGTGGTTACATCCTCTAGTACAGTAACTATTGATCCTTTAGGTGGTTTATTACCCTCAATCACTTCTTTTGTTCCATATCCTTTTGGATTTTTTCTTACAATTAGAGCATCTATATGCTTACCAGAATAGTATGCTTTCTGTGCAATACCACAAACTAATGGATCAGCACCAAGTGTAAGACCACCAACTGCTTTTGCCCCGTCTTCTATATGATCTATCATTAAATGAGATAGAAGTGCATTACCTTCACAGGATAGAGTAACTGGTTTACAATTAATATAATGTTCTGACTCTTTACCTGATGACAAAGTAAATTGTCCATGTTTATATGCTCTTTCTTTTAAAAGATGTAGTAATGTTTTTCTATGAGTTTCCATAATAATATCAATCTTTACTATATGTTTTTTTCATTGCTAATAAAGTGTCAAGTGGAATCCATGCAGGATCTTCATTATAAAATTGAACTTGAACTTCAGTAAAAATTTTTTCATAAAATTTACTGTAACTTTTTCTGGTATTCAATACATTAACAAAAGGGCTTACCATTTAACCTCCAACTAATTTATCATATTCATCCGCAGCATCACGGATTGCTCGTTTAAGTTCCTCAATATCCCACTCTATTTCTTCAGAGTTTGAATCCTGAGAAGGTGTCTTTTTTGACATCCTGTTTGATTCCTCCGACAACATAACTTTCTACCTCTGTTTCTTGTGGTGCAACTTGTAATCCCTTAGAACTAATCCAGTGTTGTGTCCAAGGTAATGGATTATTTCTTGCTGGAATATCATAGACAGGTTTCAAACCAATTGCTTTCATTCTCTTGTTTGCAATCCATTCAACATACTGATGAAGCAATTTGTCATTAAGACCAATCATACTACCATCTTTGAACAGATACTCTGCCCAAATTTTTTCTTCATTTACACAACGGTCAAACATTTTGTATGTCCATTGTTCTTCTTCTTTAACAATCTCTGTCATCTCAGGGTCATCACCCTTTCTCCAGTTATTGATAATATTTTGTGTTATTGCAAGATGTTGGTTCTCGTCTCTGGCAATGAGGGAGATAATTTTAGCAGATCCCTCCATGAGTTTGAGTTCGCCAAATGCAAAACTGCAAGCAAAACTAACGTAAAAACGTATACCTTCGAGTATATTGACATTAGCGACTGCCCTATATAAGTGTCTTTTTAAATCTTTACGAGTCCAGACTGATGTTGGTGAAGATTTCCATCCTTCCTCCCACATGTGTCCTTGACCCCATTCCTGTGCGTAGTTAATGAATGTGTCATATGATTCTGTCACACTCGCAGCACGTTGTAGTATACGATCATCTGTTAGTATTTTATCAAACACTTCTGATGGATCTGGATATACATTTTTAATCACGTAGGTGTAAGAACGTGAGTGAATCATCTCCATGAATGACCACACTTCCATACATGCTTCTAACTCAGGTAGAGAACAGTATGGTAAGAATGCCATACCAGGTGCACGACCCTGCACGGAGTCAAGCATGATCTGATACTTCAAGTTTGAGGTATAGATATGTTTCTGTTCTGGACGTAATGATTGATAGTCACCACGATCTTTCTGTAGAGATACCTCTTCTGGTCTCCAAAAATACCCTAACTGTTGTTTTGTTAGATTCTCAAATTGATTGTATTTAAAATTATCATATCTTTGAACACCTAATGGTTTACCAAAAAACATTGGTTGCTTCTTAGTATCAACCTCTTCAGTATTAAAAACTGTCATGCCCTTAACTTCAGTCATTGGTTTCTTACCTTCTGATGAGATTTTAAATTGAACAGGATTCACACTCTTCCTCCGATGTGTCTAAAATTTCTGAAACGAGATTATCAAGTGAAGTAGATTCTTCTTCTACCTCATCTGTTTTAATATCATATGTATTTTGATAATAACTTGTCTTCCAACCATATTTGTATGTGGTTAAAAGATCTTGTGCCATTTGTGATACAGGCACTTCATTATCTGGATAATGTTCTGGATTGTAACTCCAGTTACCACTGATTGCCTGATCAAAGAATTTTTGCATCACGGAAACAATATTTATATAACCAGTATTGTTCGGCATTTCCCATAATAAAGTATAATTATTTTTCAAGGATCCATACTGAGGAACAATCTGTTTAAGAGGTCCTTTCTTTGACTTTTTAGTAGACAGATATCCTCTGGGTGGTTCGATTCCATTAGTTGCGTTGGAGACAACAGAACTACTCTCTGAAGGCATTTGTGCTGATAGTGTTGAGTTTCTAACCCCATACTCCTTGACAAGTGCTCTAAGAGAATCCCAATCATATTTTAGGTTATTGGGTACGAGTTCATCGACATCTTTCTTATATGTGTCGATTGGAAGTATCCCCTGTCCATATTTAGTCCTAGAGGAATATTCACAAGCACCTTTTTCTTTTGCGAGATTTG